CCCTGGGGTAGGCTGGAGCGGACCTCTTTCCCCTGAGGTGATGACCGGCCAGCAAGCGCCGACCATGCCGACTCCCGACCAGATTGAGGATCGGGTTGAGCAGCTGCGCGACGCCGCGCGCAAAGCCGCCAAAAAGAAAGCCGTCGAGGAGGCCAAGGAGGCCGCCGACGAGCTGGACGATCTGCTCACAGAGGGCGGATTTTACGAGGCTTTTGCCGAGTTCCTGATCGACCTGCCCATCTTCCCGTTTGCCGCCATCAAGGGCCCGACGGTCCGGATGTGTTCCCAAGTCAAGTGGGAAAACGGCCAGCCGGTGCGCAAGCAGGTCCCCAAGATGTTCTGGAGCCGCGTCTCCCCGTTCGACCTATACTGGACGCCGACCGCCCACAACGTGCATGAAGCCGAGTTCGTGGAGCGGCTGCGGCTCACGCGGGCCGATCTTCTCGCGTGCAAGGGTTTGCCGGGGTACAACGATGCGGCCATTGGCGAGTGCTTGGATCGCTTTCATGACCGGGGGTTCCGTGAGTGGTGGGACGTGGTCGACGTCGAGAGAGCGCTTCTGGAGAACCGAGAAGCATGGCCCCGAACGTCCTCCAGCCTCATCGACACCGCCGAGTACCACGGTTCTGTGTCGGGGAAGACACTTTTGGAGTGGGGTATGGATGAGAGCCAAATCCCTGATCCGCAACAGGAATATCGGGTCACGGCCTGGTTGATCGACCGGTTTGTGATCAAAACGCAACTAGATCCTACCCCCTCGCAGCGGGCGCCCTACTATGTCAGCCAGTTTGAAAAAATCCCTGGAACGATGTACGGATACGGTCTCCCCGATCTGCTGGAAGATATCCAGACTGTTGCTAATGCTTCATATCGCGCTCTGGTTAATAACATGGGTATGGCTTCTGGACCTCAGGTCGTTATCAACGACCGCGTGCTCGCGCCCGGAGAAGACGACGGCATGTACCCCTGGAAGCGCTGGCACGTCAACTACGACCCGATGATGCAGGGCGCTGCGACGCAGCCGATCACCTTCTACCAGCCCGACTCCCGCGCGCAGGAGATCCAGGGTCTGATTGCAAATCTCAACGTGATGGCCGATGATGTGAGCGCGATTCCGCGGTACATGACCGGCGGAGCGCAGGCGGGCGGCGCGGGCCGCACGGCTTCGGGCCTCAGCATGTTGATGTCGAACGCTGCCAAGACGCTCCAAAATGTCGCGGCAAGCATCGACCGAGACGTCTTCGACCCCATGCTGAAGCATCTTTACGAGACAATCATGTTGACGATGCCCGGAGTGTTCCGCGGCGACGAGAGCGTGGTTGTGAAGGGAGTTACGTACGCAGTCAAGCGCGAGCAGGACCGCACACGGCAACTCGAATTCTTGAACATGACCTCGAACCCGACTGACATGCAGATCGTCGGAATCGAGGGTCGCGCGAAGGTGCTGGGTGCCGTCGCTGGTGCGATCGGTCTCGACTGGCTGAAGGCCGCGCAAGCGGCGCAGCAACAGCAACAGCAGAACGAGCAGCAGCAGCACAACATGCAGATGCAGCAGATGGCACAATCCCAGATGCTGGAGCATATTGAGCACGCGAACTTGTACGCATCGCAGGCTGGGCTCTCGGTACCGATACCGGGAACACCGGGACAGCCACAAGGTGGACCGCAAACCGGGCCGCCTATCGGGGGCCAGCATGTGGGGCAGAAGCCTCATCCGACTGGTGGGCAGACAACGGCACAGCAGCACGGCACGCAGCAAATGTTTGCGAGGCGGCCGAAGATGAATCCAGGAGCTTAGGACATGTTCAAGAAGCACACTTACAGCCCGAACCACAAGGTGGTCGCAGGCCCGCACAACTACTCTCCGCCGGCGCCCGGCGGCGGCCCTGCCGGTGCACCCGGTGGTGGAATGGACGCGAGCGGCGGCGCCTCGGCGAACTACGCCGACGGTGGGTCCGTACTCGACAAGGCGCGGGACTTCGTCTCACGCAAGGTTTTCGGCGCTGATGACTATGACCCGAACAGCGGCCGCAAGCCGGTCACCCCCCTGGCTGCCGGTGGCGACAGCGAGAAGTACGTTGGTAAAGGTGGTCAGGAATCGACCGACGCAACCCTCAAGAAAGTGGACGACATGTCATGATCAAAAAGCACACAGACGCGGAAAAGCTGGTATATGAATGCACCGGCGGCGACTCGGCCCCGACGTGGGAAGATCGCCTGAAAAACCAAATGGGCTATGCGCAGATGTCGCATCTGGCCACCGAAATTCGCGGCAAGGGCAACAAGACGGGCCCCGAAGACGCGGAGCAGCTGTTGTCGGACCTCGGCAAGAAGTCCACGACTCTCAACACTGGTCCCGACAAGGCTGCGTCGGGTAAGAAGATCGTTTAACAGGAGATTTGCAATGGCGAAAGTAGAATCTGTCGGCGAGAAGACCAGCGAGCACGCAAAGTCTCCTCCGAAGCAGGAAACCGATTCCCACACTGAGAGTGGCTTGACCTCCAAGTTCTACGGCGATTCGTCCGGGAACAAGGACCGCAACACCAACCTGTCTTCGGGCAGCGGCGGCGGTGCGGGCGAGAGCCATCCCTTCAGTTCCAGCGGTCCGTTCTTGGGTGAAACCAAGGGCAATAAGGATCGTGCGATCGACATCTCCCGCGGAAGCGGCGGTGGCGATGGCGGTGCTCACATGGCGGGCCGTGGCCGCAAGAAGTTCACCGGCAACTCATGAAATTAGATAGGGACACTGCGGACGCAATACTTAAGCTGCGCCCGTATCCTGCCTTTCAGAAGTTTTTAGAGGCCATTCGGCAAGACGGAATCCAGGCAATGCTGGATCTCGTGGCTGCCCGCGGCGAATCTGTAGGACGCTTACAGGGACGCGCGGAGTACGCCAACGAGGTCTGCGATGCGGTGGGTCAAGCTGCCGATGTTCTCGCAAAGTTCGAAAATAAACCAACCATAGGAGAAGACGGCTATGCCCGCTCTACCAGAATCAGTCCGACGCTCGACGGAACTCGCCAACCAGCTAGCGGCCAAAGCCAAGGCTGGAACGCTCACTCTTGAGGACGTCAGCATGACGCCCGGCCAGGTGACAATGCCTGGCAGCCCCGATCGTCCGCCGATGCCCGCCGGCTTCCAGCCGCAGGCCGCCGGCACCGGAGTTCCCGGCTTGGGAACCCCCGGGTTCAATCCCCAGCCTCCCGCTGAGCCGAATGCACCGCGCGCCGCCGCGCCCGCGCAGCCTGCGGCTCCCAATCAGCCGGCGCCGGTTTCCCAGCCAGCCGCCGAAGACCCGGCCGCCGAGCAGCGGTTCAAGGTCCTGCAGGGCAAGTACAACGCCGAGGTGCCTCGTCTCCACCAGGAGAAGAAGCAGCTTGAGCAGCAGCTCGCCCAGATGCAGAGTCAGCTCAATTCCACCCAGTCGATTTTGGCTAATTTCGCCCAGCCTCCTGTTACCCCACAGGCTCCTCAAGAACAGCCTTTGGTAACAGCTCAAGAGGTCAAGGAATTCGGCGCTGACCTGATCGACGTGGTGCGCCGCGTGGCGCGCGAAGAAGTCGTGCCCCGCGTCAGAACTCTTGAGGAACAGTTCCGTCCCACTCAGCAGACGGTGCAGCAGATGGCTCCGATGGTCTCGCAGACCGCGGAAGACAGTCGGCGCACCGCCGCGCAGGTCGCGCACGATCAGATGTGCAACGGCCTGGACGCTGCCGTGACGGACGCGAACGGTAACTCGGTATGGGAGGCTGTGAACCAGTCCCCCGACTTCCAAGCATGGCTAGATGCGGTGGACCCCTATTCAGGGGCGAAACGTGGTGCTATGCTTGTTCAAGCGTACGAAAGTCACAATGTTCCGCGAGTTGCGGCTTTCTTCACGGGCTTCATGAAAGAACACGCAGCAGTCGCTCCGACAGGACAGCAGCAAGCTCCGACTCCCCAGGGCACACCCCCTGCAGGAACCCCGGCAGTGAGCCTCGCCTCCCTCGCAGCACCCGGCACCGGTATCGGTGGTCCGGCAAATGCAGGCGCTCCAAACGAGTCTGGACAACAGCGGGTTTATACCCTGGCAGAGATCAGTGCGTTCTACCGGGACTCCCAACGGGGAGTCTACAAGAACCGCGAGCCGGAACGGCAAGCGCTTGAGAAGGACATCTTCTTGGCACAGAAATCGGGCAGGGTGCGTCCGTAACAAGATTTGTGTAATAGGAGTTTCCTGAAATGAGCACTGTGTATCCAATTTCCGGCAGTCCGTGGGTGGGTTCCAACCCGAACCCGGCGTACTCCGGTATCTTCATTCCCCAGATTTGGTCGGGGAAGTTGGTTGAGAAATTCTACGCCGCGACCGTGCTGGCTGCGATTTCGAACACCGACTATGAAGGTGAAATCAAGAACTTCGGCGATACGGTGAACATCCGTACCCGTCCGACGATCACCGTGTCTGACTACCAAGTCGACATGGATCTCGCTGTTCAGCGTCCGTCCAGCAACCTGGTGGTCCTGCAGATCAACAACGGC